GTGGGTGTCCGGCAATGCGAGGGTGTCCGGCAATGCGTGGGTGTCCGGCAATGCGAGGGTGTCCGGCAATGCGTGGGTGTCCGGCAATGCGAGGGTGTCCGGCAATGCTGAGGTGTACGGCGATGCGTGGGTGTCCGGCAATGCTGAGGTGTCAAAGGCTGGCACTATTTTCTGGATTGGCGGGGTCGGTTCTCGCAATGCCACAACGACATTTTTCAAGTGCAAAGACAAGGCTATCCGTGTTGTGTGTGGCTGCTTCTTCGGAACGCTTGACGAGTTTGTCAACAAAGTGAAGGAAACGCACGGCGAAGAGAGCGAACACGGAAAAGTGTATCTGCTTGCAGCGGAAATGGCGAAAATTCGGCTGGGAGATGGTGAGTAATGCCACCGAAGAAGAATCCGATGCTTGCCAAGCTGGAAGCGCAAGCGGAAGCGAAGTACAACGCCATGTTCCATATCAAGATGGATATGCTGATGCAGATGGGACAGGATGCCGCTATGATCGCAGCGCACGATGTCCTCAAACTTGGTGAGGGACGAGCAAGGGACTTCTGCCTTGCGTACATAGACGCCATGAATGACATGGCAAAGATGGTCGTGGAAGATTCGCAGGACGATAAAGACTTCTGGTACGCAAAGGCGAAGATTGACGAGAAGATTAAGGCAATCGTGGGCGAAGAGAACTTTGCCCCGTGGGAAGAGCGGTATGGAAAGGGGTACTGACCGTGAATGATTTTGATTACGACAGCTATCAGAAAAAGAACATAGCCCGGAGCGCAGCCCACCGAAAGGGCGGGTCAAAAAGCCGCAAATGCTCGTTGCCACACGACAATCTGACCCCGGCGCAGCTGAGAAAGCTGAACGGGGAAACCAAGACCTATGACCTTGGAAAACCGATGACCTATGACGAGTTTAAGGCTATGCCTGCGGACATTCGGCAGGAATATATCCGGGTGCTTCACAATCGGTTCGGCGTTGGTATTTCCACCATCAGCAGGGAACTGTTCGGATTGAGCGGCACGGCACTTTGGTTGCATCTGAAAAACAAAACGGGGCTGAAAGCGGGATTTGGTAAAGGACACAACCTGAGCCAAGCTGAAATGGAAGTGTTCAAGGCGTGGCTGAACGGAGAAGTGGTTGCGTGGGCTTCCCCCGTGGCAGATCGTGATGTTGAAGCCAGCGAAACGATAGCGCAGGAAGACCTTTCTGCCGAGGGCGGCAAAATGGTTGAGGAAACGGGATTGCCGGAAACGGAAGAAAAGAACGCTCCGTGTCTGACAAGTTTCTCGGCGCAGTACGATGCGTTCCCCACGCTTCAACAGTTGAACGGATGGTATGCCATGTGCGAGGGGAAGAAAGTGCGTGTGACTTTGAAAGTAGAGGTGGAAAATGGCTGAACTTAATTTCTACTGGCGCATGGGCGATTATGCCCTTGAAGCCGTGCCAAAAAGACTTGTTGGCTTTGGAAAAGAGCCAAACGAAATCATAGACCTTGTGAAGTATTACCAGTATAAAGGGCGTGAGTGCAAATACTCCATCGGATATTTCTGGTACAACGAACACGAACCGTGCTGGGAATTGAAGTTCGTAGGAGAGCGGTTCAAGGAACTGCGAAAGACAGACCTTGTAGCCGTGTTTGAAATGCTTGCGGCGGCGTATGACACGCTTGAAGCATGGAAGAATCGTGAGGTGGACGATGGCTGAGTATATAGATCGAGAAGCATTTCTGGAAGAACTCAAAGAAGCCCATGATTATGTCTGATGAATGAGGTGTGCGAAATGCAAGCCCACTGGATAAGAGAAGACCGCTCACCATACTTCCGTTGCCCTAACTGCAACGGGTGCAATGTGTGGCCGTCAGCGTTCTGTCCGAACTGCGGGGAGGAATTGAAGTACATAGGCAATGAAAAGGGGGTGATGCACCGTGGGAAGAAAAATCGAAGCGCAGATGTATCTCAAGAAGGTTGAGAAGCTGGATGCAATCATTAAGAACAAACTGATTGAACAACAGCAATGGAAGGACATTGCACTTGGGATCACAGCGCACATGGACGGCGAGAGAGTGCAGAGTTCCGGGAGCAAGTCCAAGATGGCTGATGCCGTGGAGAAATGCGTGGACATGGAAGCGGAGATCGACAGCCTGATTGATAGTCTGATAGACACGAAGAAAGAGGTCATCCAGACCATTGAGCAGTTGGACAGCGCATACGAATACAAACTGATTCACCTGAAGTACATCCAGTATGTTGACTTGGCTGACATTGCGGAAATGTGGGGCAAGGAATACACAACCATAACAACGGCGCATGGTAGGGCGTTGGCTCATGTGCAAGAGATACTGGACAAAAGAAATCAGTAAAGTTTGTATTATGATGTGACTGTTTTCTATGGAATGTGACTTAAAACAGAGTTACTATATAGGATGAACAAGCAACCAAAAGCACTCGCCTATTCAGGTGGGTGCTTTTTTGCGTTCACAAGCACCAGCGGACAATCCTTTTGGGACGGGGGGATGTCCGTCAAATACCGAACTCCTACGGGGCGGTGGCACTCGGCTGCCGCCAATGGTGCTTTCTACAAGGAGCATGAAGATGAAGACGATACGATGTGACTTGCAAGACACCGGGACTATCGAGATACATCCTATGGCAGACTTGCACTTAGGTGATTCGATGTCCGATGCAAAGTTAATAATGGAGCGGATCGAGCATATCAAGAACACACCCAATGCCTACTGCATTCTTGACGGCGATCTGATGGACACAGCGATTGCTTCAAGCGTGGGAGATACATACGGGTCTAACCTTCAGCCTATGGAGCAGTTAAATCTGTGCGTGAAAATCTTTGAGCCTATCAAAGACAAGATTCTCGCCGTTCTTCCCGGAAACCATGAGAACAGAGTATACAAGACAGACGGCATAGATATCACAGAAATCATGTGCGCTCAGTTGGGGATTCCGCAGAGGTATTCTCCCACTACTGCATTGCTGTTCGTCCGGCTTGGTCATCAGCCGTCCAGACATAACAACAGGCCGTATCTGTATACCATCTATGTGACCCACGGTTCTGGCGGTGGGCGAAGAGAGGGTGGCAAGGTCAATAGACTTGCAGACTTGGCTTCTATCGTGGATGCCGATATCTATGTCCACGCACATACCCATCTGCCGCTTGTGTTCAAAGAGTCCTATTTCAGAGTGAGTAGTGGGAACTCTTCTGTTGCTCTGGTGGACAAGCTGTTCGTCAATACGGCGGCAGCACTTAACTATGGCGGCTATGGCGATAAGGCAGGATTCAAGCCTGCAAGCAAGTGTTCTCCTGTCATCTATCTGGATGGGAAGGAACACAAGATGTGGGCGCAGCTATAAAAGAGAAAGGGGGGAGTGAGTATGCTGACCGCAAAGCAGGAACAGTTCGTACAGAACATCATACAGGGAATGAGCCAAGCGGATGCGTACCGCTCTGCCTATCCCAACCAAAAGATGGCTGACAAGACGATACATGAAGCGGCAAGCCGTTTAATGGCGAATAACAAGGTCTTAGCAAGACTTTCTGAGTTGAGAGGACAACTTACTAAGGAAACGATAATGTCTGCTCAGAAACGCTTAGAATGGCTTACAGAGGTCATCAGCGGAGAGAATGACATCAATGCGAAACTCAAGGCCGTGGACATTATGAACAAGATGCAAGGCGAGTATGTGACAAAGGTTGAAGGAAGCCTGAATGTCACAAAGTTAGAGGACTTGCTATGACATACACAGCGGATTATCTGATAGACAAGCGCAAAGCGAAGTGGGAAGAACTGCACAGCATTGAGTATGACAAGAAGCTGAGAGAAGCGATTGCCAATGAGATGCTGACGAACAAGGCACTTCGGGAAGAGGTCAGAAACAACCCGGAGAAGCTGATTGAGTTGGTCTTCATCGTGGTTGACAAGAACCAGAAGACGATGCCCTTCTTCCTCAACGATGTGCAGCATGACTTCATAGACACGCTGAACAAGGCGATTGAGGACTATGAAGCCGGGATCATCAATGACATCTCCCTGCTTGTCCTGAAAGGCCGTCAGCAAGGCTTCACAACGCTTGTCACGGCATATCAGCTTTCATGCAGTATTCTGAATCGGAACTTCCAAGGCTTCACTCTGGCCGACAAGAGCGACAACAGCGAAGCTATCTTCCAGAACAAGGCGAAGTTCCCCTACTCGCAGTTGCCGGAATTGCTGAAGCCTACAGAGAAGTACAACAACCGCAAACAGCTTTTGTTTGAGAAGATTAACTCAAGCTGGGCGGTGGACACGGCCACAAAGGATGTAGGCCGCTCTCGCACGGTGAACTTCTTCCACGGCTCTGAGTGTGCTTTCTGGAAGGACGGCATTGCTCCCATCCAAGGTGCATTGGGTGAAGCATTCACGAAGAACTGCATCAAGATATATGAGAGTACCGCAAACGGCTACAACGACTATCAGAAGATGTGGAACAGCGGTGT